GTTGAAAATATAAATTTAAAACGTTCATTCATGACTAAAGAAGACAGACTAGCAATGAATAGGGTGTGCGATAAAAAGCGAACAAGAAATTACAAACCTTATCTCAAGAATTATCGCGATTATAGAAAATCTTGGGGTGGAGATATTAGAACTCAAAACAATCTTTTATTGATAGACATAGATTGTTTAGAATGATTAATTTTTTAATATTGTCAAATAAAATCTTTTCATTAATTATAAATATGGATTTTGTAAGTGCTGACAGAAGTAGAGACTCTGAATTTGAAGCAGGATTAAAGAATTACAATTTTGGTGTTGACCAAATAAATAGAGATATTACGAGTGCTATTAAGACTGATAGAGATAGAGAGAAACAAACCGAAAGAGATATTGATAACACTGAAATATTTACACAGATTAAGGACGCCGCTGGAAATGCTACTGGTCTCGCCTCTGCTACTGCTACCTTTAAGAACTATCAGGATTACGCAGGGAAGATAGCCGAAGGGGTAAAAAAGGCTCAAAAGTCCGCAGCAGCAACCGCCGAAAAGGTACAGCAGGCAAAGGCTACACTTCAAACACCAGCAGACCAACTTGGTGGAAAGGTAGGTGCTGCGGCAGAGGAAGGAGGTGGGGCATTAAGTGACGCTTCTAAAGTAGCTGATTTAGAAAAAGCAGGGAAAGCAACCGTAAATGCGGCAAAGACAGGAGGAGAAACTGGAGCACTAATCGGCAAAGTTGGAACTAAAGCATTAAAGGGATTAGGAATTGTTGGTTCTGCCGCAGGTATGGGAATGGCCATTGCTGCTGACGCGAATGGAGGTTGGGCTAAAATGTCAACCGCCGACAAAATAGGAAACGTTGCGGAGATTGGTGGAGCTGGTTTAGACATGGTAGGTGTAGGATTAGAAGCGACTGGAATAGGAGTTCCCTTCGGTCTCGCTCTTCAAGGATTAGGGACTCTCTTACAAATAGGGTCTGGGGTAGAAGGTGAAATTGCTTCTAAAACAGCGGTAGACCCCGCGAAGAAAGCAGCACAACAGGAAGAACAAGAGGAAGAAGCACAGGAAGCACCCAAACAGCAGGAAATTGCCGCAGTATCTGAAGCTCAGGCAGGTGGATTAGGAGTTGCCCGTCAACAGCAATAATTTTAATAATTTTTATTTTTAGAATTTTTTTTACTTTAGAATATTTTATGTAAATAGTATTATAAAATATGAGTGTTTCATTTTGGAAAGCTGAGGGAAAAATTCCTATCGAACAAACTTCAAAGTCTGTTAGTGTGCTGAATGGATTAGATTTTACAGCAGGTCAAGAACTAAGAATCAAAGTCCCACCTACAACGAAATTTATCAAACCTGACGAATGTTATTTACAGGGTGACTTTTTAATTGATTCTAACCTTGGAGCGAGCGACTATCCAACATGTCTTCAGTTAGACGAAAAGATAGCGGGCTCAAGTCTTATTAAGGATATTTCAATTTATTCTTCGGCAGAAAAGGGGTCTGTTCTTTTAGAACAGATTACAAACTATAATTCTATGGTATCTGTAATGAGAGATTATGATACTAATGATAGTATCAAGAATAAGAGGGCATTAACTGAGGGAGCAACTGTTTGGAAACCCCAGACTCGGGGCACTCTCGGCACGACTCGTTCGGACTGTGCTGACTGCACTGATACAAATCCTTACTTTAGTCAAACACTCAATGCGTCTGGAAATAAAACAGCGGCAAGCACTCTAGAATTCAGAACTGTTAAACTATGTATTCCATTAGAGACAGGCATTTTCCGTTCTGAGAAGGTTTGGGTTAATATGCTAACAGGTTTAGAAATTGTTATTACACTTGAAGACGCTCACAAGGTATTGCGTCCACTAGATTCAGCAATGAGAAACAGACGTCTTCGTCTAAATCCTCGTTTCCATTCTGTTAACGGTTCGGACGTTCCTGACGACTGGACTAACGGTTCTTCTACGACTAAATTCTATATTGAAAAGACTAACTCGAATCAAACTCCCGCGACTTGTCCTTTCGTAGTTGGAGAGCGTATTAGATTCGTTAGTCCTGACAATCTACACATGTCTGATATGGATAGTCCAATGGTAATTAGTCAGATTAATAGTTCGGCAACTGCTGACGGTGGAGCCGGTTTAGTTGAAATCGTATTAACTGGAAATAGAACAAATAATGGATCTGACGTCGTTAAAAACTCTTGGTTCGTATTCTCTGAAAGTATGTTTGGAAGTAGTGCTGGATATACTCCTAAGTATTCTTTCAAGAATGTTGAGTTAGTAGTCCAAGAAGTTGATATGGGAGCACCTTACGTCGCTGATATTATGAGTAGCATGAAGGAAAAGGGCGTTATTGTTTATGATATGCTATCTGCTCAGAATTACAAGTATTCTCTCAATAAGGACGATACAGTCGCAAATATTCGTCTCCCGCTTGTTAATAGTCGTGCGAAGTCTATTGTAAGTGTTCCTACTGACGCTACAGTATATACCGCAAAGGCACTTCTTGACGGAGACGGCACTTATGATATTGGAGCTCTTGCAGGCGTTGACGGCACTCTCAGGGCAATAGATACCATGCGGGGAATTAGTGATCATATTACTGATTATCAGTTTATCTATGACGGACGTCTCCAGCCGTCTCGCCCTGTCCGTTGCTCTAAGACTTCGTCTAAGTTCAGCATAGACCAACAGCCTCTGATAGAGACAACAAAGGCACTTCAGCAATCTGAAATTTCAGCACGCTCTCTTTCAGAATACAACCGAAATTTTGTTATTTCTCGGGCACTTGCTCTCAACAAGGGTGTTTATGATACTCGCAATAAGGATTTTAATCTTCAAATTAATTATCAAGAAACTACAGCACCGACGAAGAATAAGTTATTCAATAACTTTGTATTCCACTTAAGGCGAGTCAATATCAGTGGAAATAGCATTGAGGTAGAATATTAAGCGAAGCTAACTTCGTTAAATCGTTAGATATGCTTCGCTAATTTTAACTTTTTTTGAAATTTATTTTTTAAGAATATTTATGTAATAAGAATTATAAATATGAGTAATCGGTATTTAGAAATCAAACCTCAAAATCACAATGCGTCTTTTTCGTATAATGAAGGACGCCCTATTATTAGTTTCCAAATTTCAGAGCAGGAAGCCCTTCTTCTTCCTCGCTCGATTCGTTTCTGCGGTCAGTTAAATGTTTATAAGAATAGTGCTCGTGAGCCTCCTACTGACACTAGGTTACGCATGGATAGTCGTTTAGGTGTCTGGTCTGTTGTAGATCAATTAGTTATTTCTTCGGCACGTAGTAAGCAAACTATAGAGCACCTAAAACACGCAAATAGGTTCTATTCAAGTTTCTTCCCAGCTACTTCAGACGAGAAGCACTTAATCGGAGCATTTGGTGAAACTGGATTAACTCTCCCTTCAATTGACGGACAGCAGATATCTGTCATTCAAGAGAGTTCGGGTTCAGGTGTAACCGCTGTGAATTCGAATGAGTTTTGTATTCACCTCCCGTCTGGTTTGCTATCTGGTACTTCGGCAATTCCTCTATCCGCTCAGTCTGGTGTAGGTGGTCTTCAGATTGATATCCACCTTTCGCCTGCTTCTGCTGTTCTCTTTGACAATAGCGGAGACGCCTCGGGCGGTGGTCTCTTAGGTGCTTTCTATGAACTTTACAACTGTAAACTTGTTTGCGAAGTTCATATGCCTTCTCCTCAAGATATGCCTTCAACTTCGGGCGGTCGTCTAGAATACAATTCGTTTTCGGGTTATTATCAGACGATTAACTCTACAAATGCTGAGATTAATTTTGCACTAGGTTTAAGTCGTGTAAATGGGGTTTTTATGAATTTCATTCCTTCGTCGTATCTCAATAATCTGAATCATAATTCCATGGCAACTCTTCTACCGACTAAGGCGGACGGTTCTATTGCTGACCTAAGGCAGGTTGTATTTACTAAGGGAGGCGTTCGTTATCCTCTTGACTATAATATTGATACCGCATACAAGACGGATTCGAAGCAGAAGCAAGTAGACCCTCAGGTCATTAGAAACGGATTAAATGCTATTATTCCATACAATAAGATTACTCATACCTCTGTATCTCCTGTCAACTGTAATAAGGATTGGAGTTCTAACGGAAACGCTGTCTTAGGTGGTGGAGTAAATTACGTCGTAGGTGTCGCCTATGATACTGTTGGTTCGGATACGGCTGGCGGTAACTTTATGGACGAAGCATGGGGCGTCCAAATGGATATTGGATTAGAAGACAACAACCCTGTATCGGCATTTATTTTCGTTCATTCAAAACAGACTATCTTATTTCAAAACGGAAATGTTCAGGTGATCCAGTAGATAATTATTTTTCTATACTTTTTAATTAATAATCTTTTTTTAAAAATTTTTATATTTTTAATGAATATAAAATGAGTTATACTAAAGACGATATTCCCGATTTTCTTGCGGATATTGGAGCACAGATTACAGACGCAGAACAGCGTATTGACACAGATATTTTGGAACCTGTTGTGTTTTCGGATAATTTTATCCGTTTCCAGTTTCAGAATAAGGGTTTACTAAATCCTAAGTCTCGAATTACTTTCTCTTTTAAAGATCCTTCGCTTGGTGGTTCTTTCCTTCCTCTAGGTGTTGGAATTGGTTCTCTCATTCAGCGTGCTACTTTCAAGATTGGTGGTAAGACAATATGTGAGGTAGACGATTGGGCTCATTATCATTTCTATAAGTCTCTATTTACAGACCAGCAGGTTACTAAGGAGCGTGAGCAGTATCTTTCTGGGCGTGCTATTAGTAATTCGGTAGTTTATGAAAATAATACGGAT